CCCGCCGCATCCGACATCACCGAGCGCGGCGCGCTCGCCATCGACTCGGTATACCGCGCCGTGACCGTCCTCCAGGCAGCCGGTAAGCAAATCAGCCTCGACGCATGGCGCGACGGCGTACAGCTAGAGGGCAAGGACCTACCTACCGTCGTCGCCACCCCCGGCCCTGACCTCACCGTGACCGCACTCATCGCCGAAACCATCGCAAGCCTCGCAATGCGCGGTAACGCCTACTGGCTCATAGGACGCAACCGAGACGGCCGCGTCATTAGCTTGCGCGTCCTGAACCCCACCGAGTGCCTTCCCGTCCTCGACAAGGCCACGGGCGCGCGCACCGTCCAATGGAACGGCCGCACCTACCAGCCCGCCGACCTGCGCCACCTGCGCCTAACCTACGTTCCCGGCGAAGCCGCTGGCCTCGGTCCTATCCAGGCGTGCGCCCGCTCCCTACAGGGCGCGGCCGACATGGCCAACTATGCATCCCAATGGACGCACGCCGGTGGCGTTCCGACCGGCATCCTGTCCACCGACCAGCCCATCACCTCCCAGCAAGCCGCCGACGCTAAAAAGGCATGGAACGAATCGAATAGCCAGGGCGGCGGCGTCGCCGTCATCGGGGCGGGCCTGAAATACTCGCCCCTACACCTCACGCCGTCTGAGGTGCAATTCCTCGAATCCCGCGCGTTTGACGTGCTCTCCGTAGGCAGGATGTTTGGCATCCCGGCGCATATGCTCCTAGCCGCCGTCAACGGCTCCAGCATGACCTACCAGAACGTCACCGACGCCGCCACCGACTTTATCCGTTGGACCCTCATGGCGTACCTGCGCGAAATCGAGGACACCCTCACCGCGATTCTCCCGCGCGGCACCGTCGTGCGCTTCAATCTTGACGCGCTCCTGCGCGCCAACCCGTCCGCCCGCATGGCCACGCACAAAACCGCCATCGAAGCGGGCATCTACACCGCCGACTATGCCCGCCGCATCGAGGGCATCACCGACCCCACCGCCGCCACCCCGAAGGACCAGCCCAATGAGTGACCTCCAGACCCGCGACTTCAAGATCGCCCCCACACCCGAAGCCGACGGCACCGACGACGCGCCGCGCACCGTGAGGGGCCTCGCCGTCCCCTACGGCACCGAGATTGAACTCGTGCCCGGATACTTCGAGACCATCGCGCCCGGCGCGCTCGCCCCCCGCGCCGACACCGACACGAGCCTCAAGCTCGTCTATCGCCACGACGAGCCTATCGGACTCATCACGGACGCCACCGAAACGGACGCTGGCATCGAGATTGAAGCCCGATTCTCCGATACCCAGACCGCCCGCGATGCCTACCAGCTCGTCCGCGATGGCGTCATCGACCGCCTGAGCATCGGGTTTGCGCCCCTCGAAACCGTCCGCACCGAGGACGAGCGCGGCACGCACACCACCATCACGAGCCTGGCACTCCGAGAAGTGTCGCTCGTCCCGTTCCCTGCCTACTCCACCGCCGCCATTACCGAGGTCCGCACCGAGCAGACCACCACCCCTGAAAGGAACACCCCCACCATGACCGAAACCGCTACCGAGTACGCGCTCGCCGCCGACCTGGCCGACCTGCGCGCCGACCTGACCGCCATCGAGCAGCGCGCCGCGCTGGCCGACCAGACCCCCGCCAAGCGCGCAGCCGACACGCGCACCCCCGGTGAAGCTATCAAGGCCCTGGTCACCGACGAGGCATACCGTGCCGAAATCGCCGACCTCCAGACCCGCGCATTCAACGGCGCAAAGTCCAGCGCCGACGCCACCATGGTTGTGCCCGAATGGATCAAGGACCTGACCCGCCTCGTGGATAAGCCCAACGTCCTCGCGGGCCTGTTCGCCACCGGCTCCCTTCCCGCCGACGGAATGGAACTTGACTTTACCGAGCTGGCCACCAACACCCTGCGCGTTGACCAGCTCACCGACGAAGGTGTTGACCTCCAGATGGGTAAGGTCACCACCAAGAAGCGCAGCGTCCCCATCCGCACGTTTGGTGGCTACACTGAGCTAACCCTCCAGGCCATCGAGCGTACCCGGATCAACCTCCTGGACACGCACCTGCGCGGTATGGCTATCGCCGCTGGCCAGGCGTCCGCCGCCTACTTCGCCGCCCGGTTTGCCGACGCCGTTAAGACGCAGGACGCCAACAAGCTCGCCGTCACCAAGGCGGCCACCGCGCTCACCTGGTCCGATATCTCCGGCCTCATCATCGACGCCGCCGCCAAGTATACGGACGAGGGCCTGACCCTGGACGGCCTCATCGTGGACAAGGCCACTTTCAAGGCGCTTTCCGGTCTGACCGGAACCGACGGCCGCCCGCTTATGCGCGCCGCCGAAAACTCGTCCAACACCATCGGCACCGTCAACGCTAAGGGCCTGACCGGCGTCATCCTCGACGTGCCCGTCACCTGCGACCTGCGCGCCACGCCCGGATCGCTGGGTACCGGCATTGTGGGCGCGTTCTACAACCGGGACGCTATGCGCACCTACGAGACGCCCCTCGTCCAGCTCCAGGACGAGAACATCATCAACCTGTCTCGACAGTTCAGCGTGTACCGCTACGGGGCCGTTGCCGCCGAAATCCCCACCGGCCTCGTCCCCCTCAAGATCGGGGCCTGACCGTGGCCGACCTGACTACCCGCCTGGCCGCCTACGTGGGCGACGTGCCCGTTGACGACTACCTGCGCTCGTGCGTTGTCGAAGCCACGTCGCTCGTGGGTAGCCAGGTCGGCACCGCCACCATCCCGCAAGACGTGCACGACCGCGCCGTCATGGAAGTAGCAGCCGAGCTGTTCCACCGCCGAAGCGCGCCCAACGGCATCAAGAGTTTCGCCGACGGCCTGGATGGCGCATCTGCCATCCGCGTCGCACGCGACGCCCTCGTCGCCGCTCGCCCCCTACTCGCCCCCTATCTCCCTCTCGCCATCTCATGAACCGCGACCCTGGACCTATCGCGTCGGCTCGCGCCGACCTCGCCGCCATCCTCCGAGAGGCCACCGACCTCCCGGTCGTCACCAACGTTCCCGAACGGCTCGCGCCGCCGTGCATCGTCATTACCGAGGCGTCGCCGCTCCTGACCACCGACGACACGACCTACAACGCCGTCACCGTGCGAATGAGTCTCACGGTGGCCGTGGCACCCACGACCAACGCGCTCGCCATCGAGCGACTAGACGAGGCCGTGGACACCATCGCCGTCGCTCTCATCCGCGCCGGAACCGTCGCAGCAATCGAGGCTTACACGAGCATCAAGAGCGCCGACGGGCAAGCCTACCTCGCCGCCCCGATTACCACCACACTCACCTACTCCCTTGGAAGGAACCCGCAATGACCGTCACCCGCAACACCCGCATCCTTGGCAACCGCCTGGGTTTTTCCATCGCAGGAAAAGACTATTGGTCTGACCTGTCGTCCTATGACCTGTCGCCCGAAACGAGCGACAAGGACGTGGTCACTTTCGCCGACGCACTCGGTGGCTCGTCCGCGTCCTGGAAGCTCAAGGGCAAGGCCATCACCTCGTTTGACCCCGGCTCATTCTGGGAAATGGTCTGGCTACAGGCGGGCAAGACTGTTGACGTGCTCGTCGCTCCCTTCGGCAACAAGACCGCCACCCCCAAGCAGCCGCACTTCAAGGTCCGCGCCAAGATCGGTACCAAGCCGTCCATTGGCTCCGAGGCGGGCGACGAAAAGGGCAGTACCTTCGAGTTCGAGTGGACGTGTGAGGGTGAGCCGGAAAAGCTCACCGCCACATCGACGCTTGGCACCGGCAACATGGAAGATGCATAACCCATGGCTGGAATCCTCGACGGCCACGTCCACCTAGACGGTGGCAGCGTAGAAATCCAGGGCATCAAGCGCCTACTACGCGACGCCGAGCGCGTGGGCGTGGCCGCCGAGGACTTGAAAGAGCTGACCTATCGGCTCGCAACGCCAATCGCGGCCCTCGCCAAGACCCTCGCCCCACGCGGCGATACCGGCCGCCTCGCATCGGGTATCAAGCCGTCCCGTTCCAAGCGCAAGGTCATGGTCCGCGTCGGCTCCGCTAAGCGCCTTCCCTACGCGGGCGTGCGCCACTGGGGACGAGATGGCTCATCCGGCCCCCGCTGGCTCTCCCAGGCAGAAGAAACCCTGCGCCCCCGCACCTTCGCCGGAATCGGTGAAGGCATCAAAGAACTACTCGATAAAAACGACTGGTAAGGACAAACCACACCATGAACATGAACGCCATGACCCTCGGTGATCTCGACTACTACGAGCGCAAGACGGGACAGCCCATCACCTCGTTCGATCCTGAAGCGGGCGGCGCGCTCGCCGCACCCATGATCGCCATGTGCGCCATCATGCTCTACCGACGCGGCGGCTACCAGACCAGGGACGACGCATACACGGCCGCCACCGACCTCACCATGGACGAGGCCACCCGCCTCGTGGGCGACGCCACCACCGACGCCCCGGCGGGGGAATGACCGGCGCGTCGTCCCTCGGTCCCGTCCTGGCAATCCTCGCCGTGGACGCCGGTATTCCACCGTGGGAGGCGCGCGAACGCCTCACCATCGAGGACGCTCACGCCATCCTCGACCTACTTAATGAACGCGCTCAAGCACAGAAAGGCTAGGCAGTGGCCGGTCACGTCGTCAAAGTCTCGGTAGTCGCCGATACTAAGAAGTTTTCGCGCGCCTTCAAGGGCCTTGCGAAGGAAACCGGCCTATCTGGACTGGCCGAAGCCGGTAAAACGGCCGTG